ATGCTGCGACCTCCCATACTGGTGGTGTATGATCCTTACCGTAAAACTCTTCTGGCATTTTATTATGTTTAGCTAAATTTTCCTCTGCCGTAATAACTTGCAAATTCCACGGCACATTTAATCCACAGATAATGTCACCTTGAAGCGGATAATAATGGTCAACATGATAGACAACACCAGTTAGATTACTGATTTTTTCTCTTTCTTTATATTTTGATAAAATTAAATTTTTATCTACCCATTCTGGCGTTGCCTCAATCACTCTTTTACGCCGCAAATGCGCTTCAAAAAGTCTTTTTGCGGAGTTTGCCTTCCTATAAGAGCGGAGGTATTCTTTGTTTTCCTGACTCCATTTCTTTGTGTAAGCCTTTACAAGATTTGCATTACGCATCTTCCACGCCTTTGAGGCGGCCTTGCGCTTTTCCCTATGCCGTTCAAACGACCGCTTACTGTACATTTGATACATACCATTTTCTATGGACTTAGCTCTCTTTGCATCCCTACACCCATAGCATTGTCTAGAGTTAGTGTTTCGTTTTGTCGTATGGCCGTTGATGCAAGCATGACCTGTAAAATAAAAGTTTAATCCAGCGTCTTTTGCCTCTTGCCTAGACATGATAGGAAAGTCAAAGGATTTTTGATTATCTTGTTTATACTTTTCCCAATCAGCACTAAGGCGCTTTGCATTTTTGTCGCGGCGCTTAGACAACTGACACTCTACACAGCCACCCGCTGTCCAATGCTCTGAAATATGTCCATGCTTACAAGGATTGCCGGTAAAAAACTTACTCAACCCCTGCGCAATAGCTTCTTTTCTCGTAATTACCTGCATCATGAAAAAATCCCTTCCCACTTTTCTTTTTCCTTGTCAGTCCAGCCATAGCTGTCCATAGCACGGCGCATGATACGCTCCGCTGTATCAGTCCAAACAAGAGCATTTTGCCTAGCCCATACCCACGCATGCAACTCTCTCGTTAGCGTTGAAAATTTTGGTGACTGACGTTTGCCAACAATATGACCCAACTCATGCAGCGCACTAACATAGTACCCTGTATTTTTTGTCGGCCTGATACAAATTAATCGGCTAGCTGGTTGGGCGTAATAACGCGGGATATCATCGTGCATAGACTGGTATGTCACCGTGATATTGTTCTCAGCACATAGCTGCTGCACATGAAGCGCCATATCAATACGTTTAACAGTCATAAATCACCCCTCCTACAATATCGCCATCACCGTCTGTAAATTCGACTTGACCATCAGTAAGAAAATCATTTGGATCAAAGCTATAACGTAAAGCCATATTGCCCAATTCATTTTCCTTGAACATACGACCACCCTGACCATCACGCCACCAAACGCGGCACCATTTTTCAGAACTGTGGCTCATAGACCGCTCCATCCATGTAAGATTTGTTCAATGACCGTAGGCGCTGCGTCAATGACGTAGCATCACGGCCCTCCCACTGTGCGCTTTGGATTTCTGTCTGCAACTTCATGATTTCAGACAGGATAGGAACAAGCCTATCGTCACTCGCTGCGTCTGGGAACGCTGGATCAATTAATTCAAACATTGTTACCTCGTTTTGTTTGTTAAGACACATATACTCAAGCAATGATTGCAATCATTGTCAAGCGATTTTTTTATCCATATGGTTTTTGGCATCAAGAGCCGCCCCCCATAGATACGTTTCATCAAGATCAAAATCTTTATAACCCTGCATGATGGTGTCAAAATAAAAATCACTAGGCGCATGGATGGCTTTGCTGTCCATACGATATGTCATCATGCCATTGATATAGACCCTTTTATACAAGCCATGACTTACGCCTTCATATAAATCTAGCGCTGCGAGACAATCTTTTGTGATCTCCCAGATGCCAACTGGCAACATTGCGCCTTCTTCTGGCTCGATGTCAGCAACACCGCGAAACACCAACTTCCAATTTGGAAAATATGCAGATCCCAACGGACTTGCTTTTGGACATCTGCTTTGCATTTGCAGCACATCCAAATTAGAACCGTAAGCAAAATACAACATTAAAACTCTCCTTCTGTTAACACCTTGCCAATCAACTCATCAGCAAAGTCTTCTGTTTCTTGAACTGTCATACCTTTCGACTGACAATATTTTTGTACTGCGGCCCATGCCTTGCTCACACCAGCAACAACATCATCCATACAATCAGCCTCTGGCTGAAATTCCTGCATGTGATTGCTGTCTGGTGCATCCCAATATTCAGCAAGATTTTGATAAAATTTTTCGATAGTCATATCGACCTCCTGTTGTTAAGCATTTAACGTAATATAGCAATGATTGCACAAGATGTCAACAATAAAAAGAGGGGTGTGCAACACCCCCCTTCCAGTACACCGTGACGTTATAGCGTTATGATGTCATAACTTTCTTAACTGCTTCAAGTGACGCAGCTTTTTCATACTCTCGGCGACTTGCAGCTTTATATGACCGTAAATGTTCAATGTCTTTGTATCCGTATTCTTCCAGTTTTTCGCAAATTTCTTTTATGGACTTTTTGCCAAAATTGGAAATACGCATTAGCCTATGGTAATTGAAATTTTTTATAAACTCTTCAATAGGCAGATCCATAGCATTCTCGTTATAAAAACAATTTGGAATGCGAACATTGCTCCAACATATATCAGCCATTGTTTTAGGGTTTGACCAGCGTAGCCCCATTTCTTTTTCCGCCGATTTCATTCTGTATATTCTTGCTGCAATACCTCTTATCCGTTCTATTGATAAACCATATTCATCACCAATAGACTTCAGTGTGCGCCCTTCCACTTCGCGTTTATGATAAATTTCTAGATCGCGTTCTGTATAGTTAATTCTCCTATAAAAGTAAGGCATGCCCTTCTCCTTCTTTAAGCATTATAGTGTTTTGATGTTGTCAATTACTTCTTTTAGCCGCTGCCTCAACTCAATGGCGGCCTCAATGTTTTGACTAACAGCCGCCCTGACACGCTTACCCTCATCGGTATCGGCGAACTGCCTGACAAAATCATAAGCATCTTGGTGAATTAAAATCAAGTCATTTAAACATTCATTGATCTTGTTGCTAACCACATCGACATCGGCTTCAAAAAACTTATTGGCGGTAAAGCGGTGAAAGCTGTGAACGTATTCATCATCAGGATCACTGAGCATATGCGGCATAGCCTTTGCCTGAAACGCGATACTCTCGACCATCTTTCTAATGTGATAGCCATCCTGCATCATGTCACCTTCAAACTCAGGATATTGTGGCATGGTAAAAAACTGTTCTTGTTGTACTGATTTAAGCATTGTCTTTTCCTTCCGGCCTATGGCCTTTATTGACTATGCTTACACTGTATCACAAGGTTTTTAAAACTTGACGTCACGGGACTAAAAAAAATAATTATTCTTCCAACACGCTCTGACTTGCCACATGGGTGGCGCTCCTAGAGACATAGCCGTCACGATCAAGATCGTCTGGCACATCATCAGCAAACGCATCATCAGGCAAACCCTCAGACGCTTTCTGCCACGCCAGTCGATCCTGCTCTCGCTGCGCACGATCATGAGCTTCGATACTTCCCCAAGACCTTTCTTCTATGCTCTTGTGCCTGCTCTTGTTTTTTCTCGTCATCGCAAAACCCGTAAAATTGTTCGTGTTATTTCCCGGCTAACTCTCCGCCGCAAGCAAGATATCCGCAGCCGTCCACCCAATTATCCTCGTGTTTAGGGTTAGACGCTATTCGCGCAATCTTCAGCAGCGTCATCTTTACTGCTGTGTCCATCCCGATAGGCAGATCGTCCGGCTTGATGCTGTCCCACAAATACCAAAAGCTTTCGATATTTTTAAAGTTATCTTCCATGTCCCCGTGATCTGCTGCGCGATCCTGTGTTACATAGCCCTTCGCTGTGTCCAATACTTCTGCTCTATTCATATCAATCCCTTTTGTGTGCATGGCACTGCCATGTCGTTCCGTAATCACTGCTGTACCAAGCCTGCTCGGACTCACAATCCGAACAATTCTTCGTAATGTGCGTCATTTTTTGTTTTTTGCGAGTCTCTTCAATTC